GAGGCTATCCGCCTGGTGCTTGCGAGGCAACTCGACGAGTCGGCGCTGTGCCGGAGTTGCCAGGTCGAGCTGGGCGGGGAAGCGCCGGCGGCGAAGGCTGCGCTCGCGAAGGAGTTGCGGGCGGTGTTGTCGGAGATCGAGGCGTTGAAGGTGCCGGAGGTGCCGAGTGGGCTCGATCAACTTGCCGCCGCTCGAGAGGCGCGGCTCGCAGCAGCCCACGTGGCTGGCTCTGCCGTCCGGCGGGTTCGACAACGGCAGCGGGGATGATGCGATCGAGCTCGCTGCGCTCGCGGGCTTGGATCTCGATGAGTGGCAGCAGGATGCGCTGCGCGCTGCGTGTCTGGTTCGTGAGTCGGCGCCGTCGAAGTGGGCGGCGACAACGGTCGATCTGAGTGTTGGCCGCCAGAACGGGAAGGGCTCGCTGTTCGAGGCTCGTCAGCTTGCCGGGTTGATGCTGTTCGGCTCGAAGTTCGCGATTCACACTGCGCACGAGCTCAAGACGACTGCCGAGCACTTCCTGCGGATGCAACAGCTCATCGAGGGGTGCCCGGACATCGAGCGTCACGTGATGCGGATCCGCACCGGCAAGGGCGATGAGGCGATCGAGATGCGGTCGGGTCGTCGTCTTCGGTTCATCAGCCGGTCGGGCGGCTCGGGTCGTGGTTTCGCTGGCGTCGACGACGTGTACCTCGACGAGTCGATGTTCTTGACGCAGCAGATGATGCAGGCGATCGTGTCAACGCAGGCGGCGCGGTCGCGTGGCGGGAATCCGCAGCTGTGGCGCGCTGGTTCGGCGCCGTATGCCGGGAAGCCGGAGCAGGCGTATGCGCATGCGTTGTTCGCGATGCTGCGCGGTGATCGGCGCCCGAAGGATTCGCTGTACATCGACTTTGGGACGACGCCGCCGTCGGCTGATGAGCTTCGTGACGCTGGGTCTGTTGAGCGGTGGGTGGACTTGATCGTCGAGGACGTGGACCGCTGGTATGCGTCGAATCCGGCGCTCGGCGTGCGCATCTCGGAGGACTTCTGCCGCCAGGAGCTCGCGACGCTTGGCCCGTTGGGGTTCGCTGTTGAGCGTCTCGGGTTGGTGATCCCGCCGGAGGTTGCGGAGAACCGCAGCGGGATCGATCTTGAGCGTTGGGGCGCTGCCGCCGAGAATCCCGACTTCGAGCTCGCGCCTGGCTGCGTCGTTGCGGTCGCTGTCGATGAGCATGGCGCTCGCGGATCGCTGGTCGCCGCCGGCATGGTCGATGGCGTGACGTGCTTCGAGCTCGTCGAACAGGGCGGGGTCGGCCAGTTGGTCGCATGGCTGCAGCGCCAGGCGCCCGGCACGATCGGGCATCTGGTGTTGAACGGCTCGTCGCATGCACCGATGGTGTCGACGCTGCTCGGCGCGTCGCCGTTCGATGTTGTTCGCCGCACGCAGGCACAGGCAGCTGACGCTGAGGCGGCGCTGGTCTTGTCGGTGGCGGACGGCACGGTCCGTCATCGTGGCGACGAGCGCATGCGCTCGGCAGTGCTCGCCGCAGAGCAGGTCCGCGTCGGTGATCGGTGGTCGTGGTCGCTGCGCCAATCGCAGGGCGATGTGACTGCGTTGAAGGCGGCAGCGCTGGCGACGGCTGAGGTGTCATCCGGTGTCGCTGTTCATGATCCGAACGAGGTGTTCGTCCATTGATCGCGAAGCTTCGTCCGTCGGCCGCGCTAGTCGCTGCCGTGTTGCAGATCATCGGGATGGTGGCGATCGCGCATGGCGTGACGTTGCTGCTCGGGCTCGGCGCGGGGCTGGTTGTTGCTGGCGTGGAAGCGCTGATCGTTGGTGTCGCTGTGGAGAAGGAGGCGTCGAATGCTCGGAAGCCTCCTGCCTGACCGCCGTTTGCTCGCCGACATCCCTGGTGGTGGACGCTGGTCATCGTCGAGCGACGTCGCTTCGCTGGTCGGGTCGCCGCAGATGCAGGCGATGGCGACGGTGGCGGGATACGCGTGTGTGCGCCTGGTCGGCGACACGATCTCGACGTTGCCGCTGAAGTTCTTTCGGACGCGCAACGGCGTGGACGAGCAGATCGATCCGCCAGCGTGGTACTACGAGCCGTCGGCGATGGAGCTCCTGCCGACGTGGCTGTACCGCGGCGTCACGTCGCAGATGCTGCAGAACCGTGCGCACCTGATGGTGACGGAGCGCGACCGGAACGGCGTGGCGACTGCGGCCGTCTGGCTGTCGCCTCTGCACGTCCGCCCGCAGCGCCCGGGTTCGTTGCAGCTCGTGAACCAGCACGGCCGACCGTACCCGATGGCTGATGTGCGCTCGATCTCGGGCTTCCATCTCGCTGGCGCCGATGAGGCGCTGTCGCCGGTCGATACGTTCCGGCAGTTCTTCAAGCTCGGCATCAAGTCCGAGGAGTTCGGCGCGCGGTGGTTCGAGGACGGCGCCTTTCCGTCGGCGGTGCTGACGACCGAAAAGCCGATGACCGACGAGCAGGCCCGTGTGTCCGTCGAGCGGTGGGAGGGCAGGCACAAGTCGCGGCGACGCACTGGCGTGCTGTCTGGCGGGATGAAGTGGGAGAAGGTTTCGGCGTCGGCGGCTGACGCGCAGTTCCTCGAGACGCAGCGCTTCGTCGTGGACAACAGCGCGCGCATCTGGGGCGTGCCCGGTCCGATGATCGGCGGCTCCGAGGGCTCGGGGCTGACCTACAACACGGTCGAGGGCGCCGCGCTGCGCTTCCACACGTTCACGCTGCGACCGATCGAGGTCCGCGTGGAGTCGCTGATCTCGGCGCTGATGCTGCCGCGCGGGCAGTGGTGCCAGTTCGTTCCCGACGCGCTGTTCCGTGCGCAGCTGCTGGACCGCTACCAGGCGCACAAGATCGCGCTCGATGCCGGCTTCAAGACCGCGAACGAGGTTCGCAAGCTCGAGGACATGCCGCCGCTCCCTGGTGGCGACACGCTGCGCGTGAATCAAGCCGCGAACCGCCCAGGAGGTGCGACCGCATGATGGATGCAGAACGCCGATTCGAGACTCGCCGCCACGCCGCAGAGATCCGCACCGCATCGGACGGCAAGCGGACCCTGCACGCGTACGCGGCGGTGTTCATGCGCTACTCGCAGAACCTCGGCGGCTTCGTCGAGCAGATCGCACCGCAAGCGTTCGATCGCGTGCTCGGTGCCGATCAGGACACGTACGCGCTGTTCAACCACGACCCGAACCTGATCCTCGGCCGGACGCTCGCAGGTACGTTGCGGGTCTCGAAGGACACGCTCGGGCTGCCGTACGAGGCTGATGTGCCCGCTTCGCGCGCCGACGTCGTTGAGAACGTGGAGCTCGGCAACGTGACCGGGTCGTCGTTCTCGTTCCGCACTGCGGTGGATGGTGATGCGTGGTCGCTGACCGAGGACGGCTTTCCCCTTCGCACCGTCACGTCGATCGCCCGTCTCTTCGACGTGGGACCCGTGACGTTCCCGGCCTACTTGCAGACGCACGAGGCGGGCGCCGGTGCAGCGATGCGCAGCCTTTCGGCGCGCGTCGGTCGTGATGCTGGCGAGCTCGAGGAGGCGTCGCGTGTCGGCCGCCTGCACGAGCTCGTCGCACGAGAACTCAGGGAGGGCACGCCGGAGAAGCCGGCCGGTCTGAGTCCTGAGCTCATCCTGGCCCGCATCGACGCTGAGCGTCGTCGCGCCAGGCATCTCGGTCTCTGACCGAACCAACTCACCCTCCCTGCGTGCGTTCGACGCGCGCTTCCTCCACAGGAGAACCCTATGTACACCGACGAAATCCAGAAGATCAACCGCGAGATCGGCCACATCCACGAGCAGCGCAAGGCCGCTCTCGATGCTGCCGAGAAGAACGTGAAGGAGACCCGCACGGGTCTCGATTCGCTCGGCTTCGCGTCCGCTGAGGACCGCGCCGCCTACGACGGCTTCAACGCGGCCGAGGACGCGCTCGTCGCTCGCCGCGAGGCGCTCGTCGAGGCTGACCGTCGCGCTGCGGCGCACCAGAAGGTCGTCGCCGAGTTCGGCATCAACGAGCGCCACATCGAGGACTCGAAGGACGCCTTCCGCAACCAGTTCATGGACCTCATCAAGCGCGGCGAGCCGTTCGACGTGAACCCGGTTCGTGGCGCGTCCCTGCGCGACGCCCGGAACGGCAACATCGAGAACCGCGCCCTGTCGAGCTCAACGTCGACGGCCGGCGCGAACACGATCCCGACGCGCTGGATCTCGCTGATCCAGCACATGGTGGAGGCGAACCCGATCCTCGACCTGGTCGACTC